TATCCTTCTAACAAAAGGCGTGTCGGAAATAGTGTATTTATACACTTTCCGACACGCCTTTTGTTTGTCTTTAAAATAGCTAGAAAATTGTCCGCATCACGAAAAAAACACATATGAACTCAAAAAGTAAAAGGATTAAAAATGAAAAGACGTGTGATGGACGATTTCCGCATTTTGAAAGAACTGGAAAATTTGGCAGAAAAAGCGATTGATGTATTGAACCAGAGCCGCGAAATGCGTTCACGTCCAGAAGCCGGCATGCTGCGCGAAACCCTGCAGGGGATACTTGACCGGAAGGAAGAAAAACTTGAAGAAACGCTCATGTGGGAATTGGTTGGTGTTCTTGGAGAAACTGCAAATTTCTCCAAAGACAAGGAACGCTCTTTTAAATCAGACGATTTTAAAAATCTGGGCAATGAAATTTTTGATTTTTTTGAAAAAAACGAAATTCAAATACCCGGGAAAAATAATAAAAACAAATACGGAGGTTTGCCTATGAGAAAATAATCATGCGGTACGGGCGGGCCGCGCATTCGGCAAAGCCGCCTATTTATTTCGAACTGTTAACAGTAAAAAAAGGAGTAAAATGATGTTGAATTTTATTTTTGCAGAACTCGCCGACGGAATCCTCAAAGACATGATCCGCAAACGCGAGAAGGAAACACAGAAAAATCCGTTTTTGCAGCCAATTGAAGATGAAATCGAACGGCTCGAGGAGATAGAGAAGCAGATTAAATCCAGACTGGAGGTCTTGAGACAACTGCACCGTTGGGTATCGGAGGTTTTTGATCCGCCAAAGCCGGATAAAGCCGCTTCGCCAAAGCCGGAAGACACAAAAACATCACCAGAATCAGGAAAACCCGAGCCAGCGCCTGAACCGAAGGCGGGTTCTGATTCCAAACCGAAGCGGAAACCAAAGGAAAAGAAAAAAGCGGAATACCAGCGCCTGCCTAGACACCGGGCTACGGGCAATCCGCGCCTTGACGTTTTGGAAACGGCGCTGCATGACGCTCTGGAACGTTTGGTGAATACGAAGCTGGCGTTTTACGTCAAGGACATCAAGGAAGTCAGGCAGGCCCTGATCAAGCTCTATAAAGACTGGGACAAATCCGGTGATGAACGCCTTCCCGAGCTTGAAACCGGATTGAAAGAGGCGGCGGATAAGCTTTCAGCGAATTCGCGAGCTTCTAAATCCAAAATAATGCAGGATATCTGGAGTAGTATTATCGTCGCGCTCCAGGATAAGGAAAACGGCGAATAAGTATCGAACTTGCCGCATGGGTGCCTGAATGGAAATGGTTTGTATTCTCTCCTCCGAACCCTTTTTTCGGGTAGCCTGCGGCTCTTGCACTTTGGAGTACTCATATGAAAATCTACAATCTACACCGGTTTTCAAAACCGGAATTCTTACGTCAGGTCGCGCCGGAACTGCTGCTTGCGTTTCTGCGCCGTTTCCCGGAATTTAGTATTGAATTGAAAAATGACAAAACTATCGATTATGATAAATTGGGCCAGCAACTGGCTTCGCCGACAGGCAAGATCAATCCCACCATATTCGACGCTCTGGCTTTGATCGACGAAATGTCCGCTGACCGCAATTTCGACCTGCTGCAGGATACAATCGGCGGCAAAAGCTATGCGGCTGAAATCGGCAATAACGCTTCTGCCGCCGACCTGGCTTTGCTTCTCTGGTTGCACGAACCGCGAATACTGGAACAATTGCAAGCTAAATTTAACGGCAAGGCTCCGCGTTCGTTTGTTTACTTTTACGGTGAATCCATTGAAAAACAGGAAATGGCTCCGCCGAGCCGCAATTTAAGGCAGAAACTTGCCCGGCTTCTGAACCGGATTTTCAGCCGGAAACGCCGGGGACGCACAGTCAGGATAGTTGTTTTTAAAGAGTCTGACGAATATTGTTTTATGCTGCGCAAAGGCGAACCGTTAACCCGTGACAGTTCGATTACACCTGAAGGCGATACTGACTGCATCTATTACCGCCCGGAACGTTTTGATATCGCTGTGCTGCGCCCGAAGATCGCTGAAATCCGGCTGGCGATCTACCGCAAAGCGCCATGGATCGTTGAAGCCTACAGGACCATGTTCGGATATGTGTTTTACGGCGATCAGGAGTTTTTTAGTGGCGAGGATGTATTCACGCTGAAACCGTTAATGACTCGAGGAAAAAAGGCTCTGGAATGCGGAGATATAGAAAACATGGAGTCCGTCACACTGGAGCAATGTAAATTCGCCACCGCCCAGGGAGAGCTTGCTGCCATCCACGGCGACTTGGCGATGCAGGTAGTCGAAGGCCTGAAACTGAAATTACTGGAAAAAGCGACAATCATCAGCGCTAAGTTCAAAGTAAAGTTCAGAGATTCAAAAACGGAACGGATGGTGACGGTCAAAAGCGGAAATCTAGCCGAATTCAAATATGATGATGACGGCCGTAAAATCGAAGAATGGCTTACAAAGAGAGGGTTCAAACATGAACAGCGACAATAAAATAGAAAATTTCTGGACTTTTATCGGTAAACGCCTTAATGCCGAAGCGGCGCTGGCCGACTGGCGGCTGATGCTAAGTGATAAGCTTGACTTTGACAAAATGCAGCGACAATATCTGGCTCCGACCGGAAAAATGGCGAGGGCGATTATGTGTGCCGAAGCATGCAATCCGTCATGCGGCTTCCGTAAGGTCTGCGAATGGGAAGGAAAATACGAAGCGGTGTGCCGGGAGTGGCCGCTGAAATCATATGACATCGAAAAAGCCGATGCCTTGTTTTTCACCGTCAACCCCGGCGGCCTGTTACCGGAAATAGCAAAAATATTTAAAATTACTCCGCATATAGATGAGTTCAATAATGAGAATGACACCTGGAAACTGGGTGTGGTTCCAGTTCTAGGGCAAAAACCGGCAACAGTATATTTGACTTTAAAAAGTTGGAATCATGATATCATGGAGCTGATTTTCCAGCTCAACAGTGAAGAGCGCAGGCCGTATATTCTACTGGTGACCGCCCGGAAAGTCATACATGGAACCAGCGAAAAAGTCTTAAACGATATGGGCTCGGCATTCGTCCCGCTGGATGAAGTGCTGGATTTTAACAGCAATACGGAATTTGAGTTAATCCGCGAGTGCAGTATGTCGCAATTAATAGCCCCACCGACACTGGAATCCGAACCAGAACCGGATAACATTTTCCGCAAGTGCGGTGACGCCTGGGAAGTGAGGTTTGACGGTGGCGAGAAGTTTATGCTGACTTCAGGAAATACTGGTGCGTGTTATCTGCATTTCATGTTGACAAGGCGCAATGTCTCTATCCCAGTTACTGAAATCATGCGGAAAATATCGGGGGAATCTCAAAATTATATTTCAGCTAGTTGTATAGATATGACCGAATTGGAAAACAGCTTTTCGTTTCAAGATTTACCGATTATGGGAGCTGATAATATTGCAGACGAAACTGCAATCAGACAATATAGGCAAGAAGCGGTCTTGATTTCCGCAGAATTAGAGGATGCAAAAAACTCCGGAAATACTCCAATGATAGAACAATTACAGAAAGACTTAGAACGTATCAATTCCGCCATTTATGAAGCAGTAGCTCCTAAAGGACAACGAAAAAAGCTTGCAGATCAGAAGAAACGACTTTCAGATTCATTCAGAAGTGCAGTAAATTTTGCTATAGAAAAAATTGCTGTTCATGATATTCAACTTTCAAGGCACTTGGAAAAAAGTATTCGTTATGGACAAAATCCTGGATATTTTTCTAAAACGAATATTTACTGGCACATATAACTTCTCTTTCTTTTTTGCCGAATTTGCTCCTTTTTTTGATTGGAATGCGAATTCGGCATTTTTTTTGAAAAAAAATCGAAAAAAAACGCTAAAATCTTACAAAAATGTAAATGCTAGATGAAATCTCGCAAATGCTAGACGAAATCTCGCCCTTTATCCATTGGAGGGATGTGCTTTTTCTTTCAGTCAAAAATGACTGTCAAGGCGCGTTCCATAACCTTTTAAAAAAAGGAAAATTCAATGGGTACATGCACACCTCATATTCTTGCCGAATCGGAACTATTTATCCTGGCGGAAAAAACTATCCGGCACAGAGCCCGGCTCCTGACCGGGCTGTTCGGATTCACCGAACATGACATTCCAGACATTCAACAGGAGCTTTTTCTGGAGCTTTATAAATGTAAAGGAAACTTCGATCCTGAAAAAAGCAAAGAAACGACTTTCATTACGCGAGTCGTTGAAAGCAAAATCCTCGACCTGATCAAACAGCGCCAGGCTAAATGCCGTGACTGGCGCAAGTGTCGGCAATCCCTGAACCAGACAGTGACGCTGCCGGGAATAGGCGCTATTGAAAAAATCGAAACGCTAGAATCTGAACAGTACAGCGATCCGCTGCTGATCTTAGACGTAACCCTGATCCTTGAACGTCTGCCGCCTGATATGCGAAAGTTCTGCCACATGTTGAAATACTATGGCGTAAAAGAAACCCTGGAGGAATTTTCCATGCCGCATTCCGCGTTTTTTCGCAAGCTGCAGGCGCTTAAAAAGATTTTCCTGCAAGCAGGGATTGACGAGAAATTTTTATCAAAAACGCTTCCAACCCCAGTTTAGCGGGGTCAAATTTCACTCCTTTTTCGTATGAATAGAGTAGACAGGCGGCAACGTGCCACTGCGTTAATACCGCTTCAAGCTTCAGTCGCTAAAGCTCCTTACGGAAGCGGTAAAACAATAACAAAAGGATCATTATTTTGGAAAAATACGATTTTATCATTAGTGAATCATCCGGGGAATACCACGCGAAAAGAAATCAGTTTTTATCCAGCCATGCGTTGTCTGATTTTCGCAGGTGCCCTGAGTTATATCATAAAAAAGATATTGGCGAAATCCTGGATGAAGACCGTCCGGCGTATGTCATCGGACGGGCTACACATACCCTGATTTTGGAGGGGACCGCTCAATTTGATACCGAGTATACCGTTGGCGAACCTATAAACGAGAGAACCGGCAAAGCTTACGGCAAAAGTACACAGACATATCAAAGCTGGCTGGAAGCACAGGCCAAAGCGGTTATTTCGCCTAAAGATTTTGATTTTATCAAACGCCTTCAGATCGCCGTCTGGCTGCATAACGGCGTGGCGGAATTACTTCAAGACGGCATTGCCGAGGGTGTGGTTCGCGCTGAATGCTGCGGTGTGCCATGCCAGATCAGAATGGATTTTTTCAGTCCAAAATCCGGCATCATTGATCTCAAAACCTGCGACAACCTAGATTTTTTTGAGTTTGACGCGAGGCGTTACCAGTATATCCACCAGGCGGCGTTTTATCGCGCTGTCCTGCGGGAAGCTTCCGGGAAAACTTATCCCTTTTATCTGATTGCGGTGGAAAAACAGCAGCCCTTCCGCTGCGGCGTCTGGCGTATTTCCGATGACGCGCTGGCCAGTGCCGAATCGGAAAACACCGCCGCCGTTGAGCGCTTAAAGCGCTGCCGTACCGAAAATCTCTGGCCGACCGGCTACGAAGAGCCCCGCCTTCTTTCCTTCAACCGATAAGCGCCAGGAGATTATATGTATATAGACGACATCAAAACCGCGCCACCGTTCCGCGATCTTTTTCCGATCAGGAAACGCATCCTGGAAGATATCATGTGGGATATGCGCAAAAACGGCTACGACAAAAGCCAGCCGCTGGTGCTGTGGGACGACCACGGCAATATCGTTATTGACGGGCATACCCGGCTGGCGGCCGCAAGGAAAGCGGAAATATACCAGATTCCGGTCATTTTAAAAGACTTCTCCGATGAGGATGAGGCTTTGAAATACGCGATTGCCTGCCAGAAAAACCGCCGCAATCTCACTGACAGTGAGCTCGTTGCGTGTGTAGTGGAGTTGGATAAAAGAAAAGACAGAGCACTAAATTTTCAAAGTAATTCATCCAAAGCGCAAGATTGCGCTTTGGGGAAATCAGCAAAAGATACCGCAGGGCTACTTGGGGTTTCAACTCGAAAAGTAGAGCAAATCCGCACCGTTATGGACAACGCTCCCGACGACATCAAGCAGATGGTCAAGACCGGGCGCATGACGGTGAATTCCGCCTATAATCGGACGGTCGGAGCCAGGCGTAGCGAAGATGAACCGTTCGACATTTCCACTAAAGTCTTGGATGATTTCTGTAACCTCACAATTAAACGTTTTGACCGCGGGCAACTGCGGTATATCGCCGATGTGTTAAACAAAGAACTAAGCAAAAAGGAGAACGCCAATGAGCCTGCTTAACAACATCAAATCGGGAAAACAGTCCATGCCGCCGAGAATCGAAATTTACGGAGTAGAGGGAATCGGCAAAAGCTCGCTTGCCGCTTCCGCGCCGAACACGGTTTTTGTTCCGACCGAGGACGGGTTATCAGAAATTGACTGCCATCGTTTTCCGCTGGTGAACAGTTTTTCCGAGGTAATGGAAGCTCTGGAAACCTTATATCGGGAAAAACATGAATTTCAGACGGTAGCGATTGACAGCCTCGACTGGCTGGAACGTTTGATTTTCGATGAAGTCTGCCGGGAATACGGGGTGCGCTCCATCGAAAAAGCCGACGGCGGTTATGCCAGAGGCTACACACATGCCCTGACTCACTGGCGCAAAATCCTGAATATCTTGGATGCGCTACGGAGTGAAAAAGGCATGGCCTGCATTCTAATCGCGCATTCGAAAATCGAAAAATTCGAAGACCCTGAATCCGCCGCTTACGACCGCTATTCGCCGAGGCTGCACAAGCACGCAAACGCGCTGATTTCGGAATGGGTAGATGCGGTTTTGTTCGCAACCCGTAAGTACAGGACGCATAAAGAGGATGCCGGGTTCAATCGGGAACGCACTATCGCCGCTCCGCTCGGAGCCGATGGCGGAGAACGGATTATTCGAACAGTCGGCGGCCCCGCCTGCGTGGCGAAGAACCGCTTCAAGCTGCCTGGCGAACTGCCCTTGTCTTGGGACGCGCTGATGGCGGCGATGGCAAACGACGGAGCGGAAAAATGATCCGACGAAGCTGGGTTATTTACCATCGTAAAACGCGCCGGATAGTCAGCACGGTTTACCATCGGCGCCGGATGGCTGTTGAGGATTTGCGGATGCTGAATGACTACTGCCATAAAAAAGTATACGTCATTCAGGTGACTAAAACCGACTCCAAAACCGGAAAAGTCGTGAGCAGATATCCGGCTGTTGAACTAAAACCAATACCCAAATAAACAATAAAACCAAAAGGAATTTTAACTATGGCAACTCTCAATTTTAACGCGAATGAAGTCGAACCGAATGTAGCTTTTGACCCAGTACCAGCCGGAAAATATATCGCGGTAATTATCGATTCGGAACTCAAGCCGACCAAGTCCGGGAACGGAAGTTATCTCGAACTGACCTTTGAAATCACCGAGGGCGAGTACAAGGGGCGCAAGGTCTGGGAGCGTTTGAATATCGACAACCCCAACCAGAAAACTGTGGAAATTGCCAGAGGGAATCTATCGGCTATCTGCCGGGCTGTGAATGTAATGCAGCCGCAGGATTCTGTTGACCTGCAAAACCTGCCTTTGGAAATCAACGTCAAGTGCAAAAAGCGTGACGATTCCGATGAAATAAGCAACGAAATCAAAGGCTATGCGGCTAAGGGAAGCGCGGCGGCTCCGCAGCAAACACAGCAACAGAATGCTCCATGGAAACGTTAAGCATATGGAGTTTGAACTGCCGTACCCGCCGAGCGTTAACCACTATTACCGGCATGTCGGACCGCGCGTCCTGATCAGCAGGGCCGGACGTAAATACCGTGAAACTGTGATTTCACTGCTCCACTCCTGTGAAATCAATCCTTTATCCGGCGGGATAGAGCTTTTTCTCGAAGCCTATCCCCCGGACCGGAGGCGGCGCGATCTCGACAATTTAATGAAATGCGTTCTTGATTCGCTTCAGCACGCCGGGGCTTATCACGACGACAGCCAGATAATGAAGATTACCGCTCAAAAACACCAAGCAATACCGCCTGACGGCATGATATATATAAGGATAGAAAAACTATGCAATGCAGATGCAGGAAAATAATCATAACCAGAAGAGTAGTCGACAATATCACCGATCCCGTCATGCGGACGATTTGCCAAAAACTGATGCAGGGGGGAACTCTGAAGCGTGTACGTAAAGAACTTGATCTTCATGTTACGGTGTTTAACATGTTCATAGGTGAAATAAAACGGCTGCTACTTGAAGCCGGGCTGAAGGTACACGGAACTTAAAGTAATGCCAGCAAATCTTTTGGCGATAAAGCCGGAACAGAACTTTTTCTGAAATCTTTCAGATTTCTGGTGACGATAAAATCCGCATCACAGTGGATTGCGCTGAAAAACTGGATTGCATCCTCAAAATCATTCCAGTCTGCATCAATTGACTGATTAATTATTTTTTCATCGAGTGAAACGACCTTAAAGGTGTCGCGAAGCATAATCAAGGCCTTTTTAGCTTTTGCAACTCCAAGGTTTCGCTGAAAAATATAATGGATGTTATTGAATGAAATTGCTGAAATAAAACAGTTGATTTTTCCGCGTTCAGCGTGGTCCCAGATTACTGCGGATTCATCCAAGTGCTCTTTCCGGTTCATCAGGACATCAAGAAGGACATTGGTATCGATAAGGACATTCATTACTTAGACTCCATATTTTTCGGAAATTGCATTGGCAAGTTCCTTTTTGTAGTCAAAGTCAGCAGGTAGGCTTTTGCCAAGCTCTTTTCCCAGTTTGATAGCGTTCCGGGTATTTGGAGCTAAAGTCGAGAGCTTAATTTTTTGGGTTCGGCTTTTCGCTTTGATAAAGCCTGAAAACATAGCTGAAATGCTGGTGTTTTCGGCTGTGGCCATTTTTTTGGCGATATCAATAACATCCCTTTCTGCGGATAAAGTCAATTTTGCTATTGTCATTTTTTGCCTCCGGTTTTGTTAATACGTATTGTTTTTATGATATTATACGTGCTAAAAATAAAAAATCAAATAATTAAATAAAAATGCAGCTAAGAAATTATCAAAAAGAAGCGGTCGAGGCGGTTTACGAACATTTAAGGACACGCGATGACAATCCATGTGTGGTTTTGCCGACAGGATGTCATGCCAAAGACCATCCTATCCTCATGTACGATGGAACAATTCGCCGAGTTCAAGATGTGCGGATTGGTGACCAAGTCATGGGGAATGATTCTACCCCGCGAAATGTTCTTGCATTATGCCGAGGCCGGGAAAGAATGTATCGAATTATCCCTTTACGAGGAGAAGATTTCATTGTAAATGAAAATCATATTCTTTCACTTGTCAGCACAAATGAAGGTAAAAACTCACCAAGCCACCAGAAAGGAGGAGAAATAACCAATATTTCAGTCAAGGAATATTTGAAAAAGGCGAAATCCTGGAAACATCTGCGTAAGCTTTACCGTGTGCCGGTGGATTATGATATTGAGATTGATTTGCCGATGCCTCCATACATTCTCGGCCTGCTTATAGGAGACGGGTGTATTGCACACAGCGTTTCTTATACTTCGGCAGATGAAGAACTCGGAGACGAATTCATCCGTTATGCCGATTCAATGGGCTGTCGGGTTAGTGTGAAAGAAAATAGTTCCGGAGTACCAACGTATTCGCTTGTATACAGCAAGGGAAGCTATAATCCGGTAAAATTAATTCTTGAGTGCTTGGGATTATGGGGACATCTTGCGGAAAGCAAGTTCATTCCTTATCGTTATTTGGTTTCAAGCCGTAATTCAAGATTGCAGTTATTGGCCGGGCTCCTGGATTCAGATGGTTATTTGACATGCGGAGGTTTCGAATATACAACGAAATCACAGGAATTAGCCGATGATATTGCGCAGCTGGCACGTTCTCTGGGATTTCGTGTTTCAGTTACAGAAAAATACTCATCGTGTCAAACCGGAGCTGGAGGCTGGTATTTCCGGCTTCATATAAATGGAGATATAAGCGTTATCCCATGCAGGCGTAAACGGCATACCAACCTGAAACAGGAACGCCGTCAAAAGAAAAATGTCCTTCGCGCGGGATTTTCCGTTGAGGAACTGCCGGAAGATGACTTTTACGGTTTTACGCTTGACGGCAACCATCTCTATGTAGATGGGAATTTTTTTGTCCACCATAATACCGGAAAAAGCCTTTGTATAGCCCAGATAGTTTCCGACGCTGTTCAAAAATGGTCAGGCAGAGTGCTGATCCTGGCGCACGTCAAAGAGCTTCTGGAGCAGAACGCCGATAAGATTTCCGCGCTTTGCCCGGAAATTGACGTCGGCGTGTATTCAGCTGGTTTGAAAAGCCGCGACACCGATCACGCGGTGATTGTCGCCGGGATTCAGTCGGTTTACAATAAAGCCTGCGAGCTTGGGCCCTTTGATCTGGTTATCATCGATGAAGCGCACCTTATTAACAGCGACGCCGAGGATTCGATGTACAAATCCTTTTTGAACGACATAAAAGTCATCAATCCGCATGTCCGGCTTATCGGGCTGACCGCGACGCCGTTTCGCATGAAAGGCGGCCTGATCTGCAAGCCTGAGAATCTCCTCAATCACGTCTGTTACGAAGCGGGGCTTAAGGAGATGATCGTGCAGGGCTATCTGTCGCCTTTGGTTTCCAGAGCCGGGAGAGCGGAGGCGTGTTTCGACAAACTGCACATTCGCGGCGGCGAATTTATTTCATCTGAAGTCGAAGATTTAATGGACAATAGCCAGCTAGTGGATGCCGCTTGCCGAGAAATTGTCAACCTGACTCAAGACCGCAAATCAGTCTTAATCTTCACCTCGAGCGTGGAGCACTGCAAGCATGTCGCGGAAAAGATCGCAGCCTATTCCGGGATGGAATGCGGCATTGTCACCGGCGATACAGGCTCCTGTGAACGCGCGGAAATGATCGCGAGATTCAAGGGTGAAGAAGTACCGGCAGACTTTTTCAGCAATAAAGAGCCGCTGAAATACCTGGCTAACGTCAACGTCCTGACCACCGGATTCGATGCCACTAACACCGACTGCATTGTTTTATTGCGCCCGACTAATTCCGCCGGACTGCTGGTGCAAATGGTCGGGCGCGGAACGAGGCTGCATCCGGGGAAAGAAAATTGTCTTATTTTGGACTACGGCGGCAACATCATGCGGCATGGCCCGGTGGATATGATCGAAGTCAAAGAACCCGGCAAAGGCTCCGGTGAAGCTCCGGCGAAAAAGTGCCCGGAATGTCTAGCGCTCATCCATGCTGCTTATATGACATGCCCGGAATGCAACTATAAATTTCCGTTCCCGGATACGAGCAACCTCAAAGCCCGTGCGGAATCAGCAGGTGTGCTGTCAGGACAAGTGGATTATTCAGATTATGATGTGAGCGGCGTTTATTACGCGGTGCATCACAAGCGGGGCGCTCCGGATGACGCGCCGAAAACGATGCGGATCGAATACGGCACAGGTTTCATGCACAGCACCAGCGAATGGGTGTGCCCGGAACATTCCGGCTGGGTTCGTTCCAAGTTCGAGTCATGGTGGAGGAAGCGAAGCAAAGTCCCGCCACCGAACACTGCTGAAGAAGCCGTGAAACTCGCGGCGGACGGAGCCCTGGCTAAGACGTCGAAGATCATCGTAAAATCAGTGGCCGGTGAAAAGTTCGACCGGATAGTGGACTATGAGCTTGGGCCTATACCGGATTACTGCCCGGAACCGGGCTATTATGACGCCGATTCGTATGAGGATTACGAGGATTATGAAGACGAAATACCATTCTGAGGAAAAATTATGCACATTACAAAAATATTTCCGCTTATATTGATCACCCTGGACATTGCCGCCGCAGGCATCTACTGCTGGCACGGTGATTTCAGGCACACTGTCTACTGGCTCGCCGCGGCAACCCTGACCGCGACCGTAACATTTTAATTATTAATTCCCATATAAAAACATTTTATGCAAATCCCTTTTGAAACAGCAAAAACATACCTTGACTCCGGCCTGAGCGTCCTGCCTGCAAAACGTGAATTGAAGTGTCCGGCAGTGAAAAGCTGGAAGGCTTATCAGGAGCGCCTACCTACTCAGCAGGAAGTCGGTGCCTGGTTCGCTAATAAACATGACGCGGTCTGCATCGTCACCGGCAAAGCCTCCGGCAATCTGGAAATCATCGACTTTGACAACGGCGGCGAATTGTTCGATCCGTGGATGGATCTGGTTGGAGAAAGCGCCAAAGAGCTGATTGACAGCCTAGTCATCGAGCAGACTCCTTCCGGCGGCTGGCATGTCGTTTACCGCTGCAAGACGGAAGTGTCCGGCAACCTGAAACTGGCGCAGGGGCAGCGTGACGGCAAGTTGATCACGCTCATTGAAACCCGCGGCAGCGGCGGGCTGTTTCTGTGTGCCCCAACACCCGGATACGAACTTGCCCAGGGTGATTTTACCGCGGTACCGACGATTACAGAAGAACAGCGCGACGTTCTTTTATCCGCCACCCGGCAGTTAAACGAACACTGGGTATCTGCTGATCCGATACCACAAAAAATACAGTCGTCCGGACTGCTCCCCGGAGATGATTACAATCAGCGGGGCGATATTGAAAAGCTGCTGGAAAAATACGGCTGGAAGTACATTTATTCCAACAACGACAACGATTATTACCGCCGCCCAGGTAAAAACTCGGGGAGCTGTTCGGCCTCGTTGAAAGACCGGACTTTTTTCGTATTCAGCTCCAACGCCGCGCCCTTTGCGGCATGGAAAAGCTATTCTCCGTTCGCGCTTTTCACTCAGCTTGAATGCCATGGCGATTATTCCTTCGCCGCCGGTGAACTGGCTTCCCAGGGCTACGGCGATTCAAAGCCCGACAACAGCGATGTGGATATTTCGGCGATAACCAGTGCCGTAACCCCGAAAGTCAAATCGGAAGAACTAGCAGATCCCGGAGCTCTGCCGGAACACCTGCTGTCGGTACCGGGATTTATTAACGACCTTAGCGAATACACCATGCAGACTGCGCCGTATCCCAATCGGACGCTGGCGTTCACCGGGGCGCTGGCCATGTTGTCCTTTCTGCTGGCCCGGCGGGTTCGTGACTGCGCCGATGTCAGGTCAAATGTGTACCTGGTCGCCCTGGCGAACTCCGGCGCAGGAAAGGACCACCCTCGCAAAGTCAATATGAACATAGCCTTCGAAACCGGGCTGCACTGCCACCTGGGAGATGCTTTCGCCTCGGGGGAAGGCCTGCAGGATGTCATGGCGCATTACATTTATATGCTTTTCCAAACCGATGAAATCGACGGGCTTTTGAAAGCCATCAACGGTTTTCAGGACGCCAGGCATGAATCGCTTATGAATACCCTGCTTAAGATGTACAGCGCGTCTAACAGTATTTTTAATACCAGAGCAAAAGCCGGAGTTACAGAAGCCGCGCCGATTGTCAATCCATCGCTGACGCTTTACGGAACAGCGGTACCGAAATATTACTACGAATCATTAAACGAGCGCATGTTGAGCAATGGCTTTTTTGCCAGGCTGTTGATTTTTGAGTCCGAAATGCGGGGCGAAGGACAGGAGCCTGAACTTACTGCTGTACCGCGTAAAATTATCAGTACGGCGCAGTACTGGGCGAATTTTAATACCTCGAGAACCGGTCAGGGAAATCTCAGGAATATCTACCCGGAACCGTTAATAATTCCAGCCGCGCCGGGCATGGCCGAACAATATGCGGAAATACGCCGCGCTGCGGATGATAATTACCATAAGGCGGAAAACAGCAAGGATACCGCGGGCATGTCGGTCTGGGCAAGGGCCTATGAAAAGGTACGCAAGCTTGCCCTGATCTACGCCGCCAGCGGGAATCATGAGAAGCCTCTGATAACTACTGAAGCTTTGAACTGGGCATGGGAGGTGGTAAAGCACCAGACCTTGAGGATGTTGTTTATGGCAAGGATGCATGTCGCGGAAAACCCGTTCCACGCCATGTGCCTGAAAATGGAACAGAAGCTGGCCGCATCGGCAAACCGCGCCGCCAGCAGATCGGATATCCTCCGGCACCTTAAATGCAAGGCCGGGGAACTTGACGAAGTCGTCGAGTCATTGCTGCAGCAGGAACATATAGCCAAAGTAGAAATCCCAACGAAAACCAGACCTGCAGCCGGTTACAAACTGATCGTGTGAGGGAAGCGGATTATGAAAAAATTCCAAGCGAATCATTCACTGAATCTTTCACTAATCTTTCCCAATCTTTCACCGGAAAGTGAAAGATTAGGGCCGAAAACAGGGCAAAACGGCACCAGGGAAGCGTTTTTTACCACATTTCCATGTAAATCTTTCACCAGGCGGTGAAAGATTAGTGAAAGATTCGGTGAAAGATTTATTTTTTATAAGTTGTTAATAATTAATAATATATATATTTCTATATTAAATCTTTCACCAATTCACCCCCACCCCCTCGCGCCAAATGTGCGCGTTACGCGCGAGATTCGGTGAAAGATTCCAAATTTACTGGATTAGTCCGCAAATGAGAGCTTACTGATAATAACCTTTAACCAACTAAAAAGGAGGCACTATGAAAAAATACGCCAATGCCAAAGACGTCCTGCCGCCGGAACTGCTCAAGCAAGTCCAGGAGCATTATACCGGGAATCTCTACGTTCCCGGAAAAAATGACGCCAAACAAAAGCGCGAGTTGATCATCACGCTGGCCAAATCAGGTGCTGACACCGCTGAGATTGCCAGTATTGCCGGGGTAAGCACCCGGAGAGTGAATCAGGTGATCGCAAAAAAGCGCAGGAGAACATGGGAGTGGATCGAATAACGCGCCGCACGCGTGGAAAGCGCATGAAGAGGCACAGGGGATATGGTGTCGCTTACTGGCGCTGACGCGCGACACAGGGGCGTTTTTGCACGTCTGTGGGCGTCGAGGCAAATAGGAGTGAAAAAGGGGGAATCGAACAACGGTTCCCCCCTGAAAGCATTCCTTTATAGGGCAGCGGAAGAGGTCAAGCTAATAAGCAGACTTGCTTGCGCCTGATAAAAAAATATTATCACCTGAAAATCAATGATTTATGGCAACAGAAAAACATCGTAATTTTTTGACGTAATGATGTCAGTATGAGCATGAGGATAGGACTTGATAAAAGCTCCTGGAACTTTTGCTTTTGAATTCGGATTATACTTAAATTCAAAAGCGGAAAGAGTTTCTCCTGATTCTTCGATGTAATCAACTTCACTCTGCTCTAATGTGCGCCAGAAATAGCGACGTGGAGGAAATGGCTGATTACATTGATTTTTGAGCCGTTCAAGGATCAAATAGTTTTCCCATAATCCTCCTATGTCTGTTCGTGAAGATAAGCTTGAGAAATTACCAATAACAGCATTACGAACCCCGAGATCATAAAAATAAATCTTTTTGCCTTTTTTAATTTCATTACGAAGGTTACGGCTGAACGATGGAAGTGTAAATAGCACAAATGATTTTTCCAATAAATCAATATAGCGATCCACCGTTTTATTATCGGCTCCAACGAGGTTTGCTAATTCTGAGGTTTTTACTTCACTGCCAAGTTGCAATGCCACTGCTCGAATAAGCTTATCCAGCAATGATGGCTTTTTAATACTATCAAGTAATAATAGATCTTTGTAAAGATAACTGCCTGCCAGTGAACTAAGTAAAACAGGTTCATCTCCCTGATTACAAATTATTTCAGGATATGAGCCAAATATCAAACGCTGCTCTAAAGAACGTTTTTCTTCAAGAAAGCTATTGTGTTCTGTCATTTCAACAAATGATAAGGGCAACAGTTTAAACTCAAATTTGCGCCCGGTTAGTGGTTCTGCTGTTTTATCAGCAAGTTCAAATGATGATGATCCGGAAGCTATAATTTGAATATGAGGCAATTCATCAGTGATTAACTTCATTGCAATACCGATGTTGGCAATGCGCTGAGCTTCGTCAATAACCAGCAATTTCTTTTTTCCGAGAATAGCTTTCCATTTGGTGGTAGTGACATTTTCAAGTTCTGCCTGAATATCAGGGCTGTCGCCGTTTAACCACAAAACATCCTCTTGATAAGGCTCTATTAAATGTTTGATCATGGTTGTTTTGCCACTCTGACGCGGACCATGAATGATGATGGCTT